TTACAAACGCTGAGTTGTATACTCGCATTGTAAATATTATGAATTCAAAAAACTTTGATCGCACTTTGCGACCAGTCGCTGAGTTTATTGTAGAACACACAGAAAAATATAGTATCATGCCTGATCCCGCACAGATCAAAGCTACAACTGGTATGGAAATTGATCCTATACCTGAACTCAACGACGGACATTATGATTGGTTCTTAGATGAGTTTGAACAGTTCACTAAGCGTCAAGAACTTGAGCGGGCTATTCTTAAAGCAGCAGACTTGCTTGAGAAGGGCGAATTTGAGCCAGTTGAAAAGCTGATCAAAGATGCGGTACAGATCAGTTTGCAGCGTGACATGGGTACAGATTACTTTGCTGATCCCAAAGAGCGATTGAACAAGTATTTTAATCAGGGCGGACAAGTAAGCACTGGCTGGCCTAAACTAGACCAAGTTATGTATGGTGGTATGAGTCGAGGAGAACTGAACATCTTTGCCGGTGGCTCAGGTTCTGGTAAGTCACTACTCATGATGAATCTTGCGCTAAACTGGCTACAGCGTGGTTTGAGCGGGGCATATATCTCACTTGAATTGTCTGAACAATTGACTTCTCTGCGTACTGACGCAATGTTGACCAACATGAGTACCAAAGAGATTAGAAAGAATATTGACGATACTGAACTTAAAGTCAAAATGGCTGGAAAGAAGTTTGGTCAATATCGAGTAAAAGCAATGCCATCTCAGTCTTCAGTAAATGCTATTCGTGCATATATCAAAGAAGTGCAAATTCAAACTGGAATTAAGATCGACTTTGTTATGGTCGATTATCTTGATCTGGTTATGCCCTCTACTACAAAAGTTGATCCTAGTGATCAGTTTATCAAAGACAAATATGTATCAGAAGAACTAAGAAATCTAGCGATTGAACTGGGAATCTTGCTGGTAACTGCTTCACAGTTGAATCGTGGTGCAGTAGAAGAAATCGAATTTGATCACAGTCACATTGCTGGTGGTATTTCAAAGATCAACACTGCTGACTTTTTGTTTGGTATTTTTACTTCTAGGTCTATGCGTGAGCGGGGGAAATATCAGATTCAATGTATGAAATCTCGTAGTTCTACGGGCGTGGGTATGAAAATAGACTTGGATTATAACATCGATACTATGCGTATTACCGACGACGGGGTAGATGAAAATCCTAAAAATGACTCCCCAAGTCAAATTATGAACAAAATTAAGACAGTTTCTACGGTTTCTACAGCCCCTGTCGCCCCAGAACCCGAGACTAAGAAGATTGTAGCCGACATACATAGCACTAAACTAAAGAACTTGCTAAATCAACTAAACAAATAAATCCCTGAATTTCCGATAAATACTTCATAGGACCTTTGTATGCAAAGAAAAACTAGAAGTCTGTTGGAAGAATTAGAAGCGATTGGCAATAATCGTGATATTAACCATATCATAGAAAGCCGAGCCAATAACGTGATCGCCAGCGCAATAAATTTGCTAGAACTTATTAGCAAACATTATCCAGGCGAAAAAGCAGAAGTACTAGAAAAGAAGCTGCTAAGTTCCATAAAGAGCAAGGACCAAAAAAGGTTCTCTAAGTCTTTAAGGAAGAAAAATGAAATTTAAGCAATTTTCAGAAGCAGAGAAGTACGATAAACGATCTCCGCCACCTCCACCATTAAGTGACCCCGAATTCATACCCGATATAACAGCAGGTCCTATCCGTAATACAGTAAATAAAGGCCTGCATAATTATGCTGTTAAGTTAGCAAAGGCTAGATTGGCTAAAATGCCATTTCAACCGGACGGTTCTGAAATAGAAAGACGATATGCTGAAAAGTACGGTACAGGTTCATTATTTAATGTTTCTCCGCAAGAGTTAGAAACTAGATTCAAAGATATCGTAGATTCTATGAGAGCCGAAAAGTTGGCATATAACTTTGCCTATAATACATATAAACGTATGGGTAGAGATAGAGCAGATTATTATGCAGGAAACAGTGCTGCATTACCTAGAAATAAAACAGATTGGAAAAAATGGATAAGTCACGAGGCTGAGAAGATACTAGGCGAGCAACTTAAAGAATTACAAAAAACTTCAAAAAGCAAACCTAAAACCCGCCCACGTTCTAAAACATCCCCTGAGACTCCAACAGGAAATCCAGAGCAAGCGCCAGCAGAGGCTACGGCACAACAAATTAAAACAATTTGGAGTGCTATGTTAGCATCTTACGATCCATTTTTTGATGCTTTTGCAGAAGCCGCACAAAATAGTACAGTGTTCGCTAATACAAATGATAAAATAGATCAAGACCCAAATTTAGTAAATGCCACAAAGTTAGTAGCAGACAAGATATCTTATGACATATTGTTTGCTATCCCTAAAACGCTGCGCGGTTTAGTTAATGCGGGAGATATTGAGGCTAGAAGAACTCAGTATGCACCTCCTCAGGCTCCAAACACACCTAATTATTTAGACGGTGAAGACCCTAACCAACCACCAACCGAATTAAGCGAGTCGCTGATAAATACTGTAAGCCATATGACTACCAAACAAAAGATGCGACTATTAAGTGAGCTTAAAGAAAGCTTGAGGAAACAAAAATGAAAATTAACGATTTAGTTGTAAAAGAATCTAAAATATATTACCTTGAGCAAATACATCTTGATCACCAGTATCTTGAAGAAGGAATCGGATCTGCTATCGGCGCCGGTTTAGGCAAGGCTTCTCAATGGGTAGGCAAAGGAGTTGGTGGCGTAGTAGGCGGCGCAGTAGGAATGGGCAAGCAATTTGCAAAAGGATTTGGCAGCGGTTATCACGGTGCCCAATCAGCAGTAACTGGCCAGCCTTCAGGAGGTCGCGCTACTGCAGGACAAGCCGGCGGCGCAGCGCAAGGTTCTTCTCCGAATATTAATATGACTTATCAAGGTAGACAAGTCAATCCTTCTTCTTTAAGTTCGTATAATCCTGCCACTGCTACAATGCCGGGTAGCACGGTTCAGACTTCTTATCAACAAATTGCTAGCCAAGTTGCTAAACTTTCATCGCAAGAAAAGCAACAACTTGTTACAGTATTACAACAACAATTAAATCCTTCAGCAACATCTACAACTGCACAAACTACAAATACAGGACAGACTGCACAAACTACAAATACAGGACAGACTGCGGCTACCGGTAATTATAACATGAATTTTGGACAAACTCCAAACCCAAATGGAATAAATCCAACTAATTGGCTTAACCCTAAAACCCCTCAAGTAACAATGAATCCTAACTTGCAAGGTAGACAAAGGGGATAATAATGAATATCCGCCAGCAAAATCTACTAGAAGGTAAGATTTTACTAGAAGCCCGCGTCACACGCAAACTTTGGGAAAGCGCGGGCAAAAAGATTGTCGAAGCCCAACTTACTCCCGATCAAATCAAGCAATTGTTTCAACAAGTAGAGCAAGGTGTAACTACTAGTGGCGGCAATCGTACTGGGTTAGGAAAAACTAAAGACACTGCTGAAGCGGTAAACAAAGCATGGGAAGATTTAAAAACAAAAATACAAAACTCTAAACCAATGACTAACTTTGATCAGGCAATGAGTGATCAACTTAGCAAAATTGGTATGGGAGCAAAAGACCCACAGTTTAATGGACAAGTAAGTCAGTGGGTTCAAAAATATCGTGACTTTGCTAAAAAACATCCTATTGCTCAGAGTGCAATATATGGTACACTTATTGCTTTATCCGGATTAACAGGTGCCGGTATACCCGGAATAGCGGCTTTGGGTTTATTAAAGATGGCTGATAAAGTCTTGCAAGGTGAAAGATTTAGCAGTGCTTTATATAGTGGTGGAAAAACTGCTCTAATGACATTCGCTGCTTCTAAGTTAGGGGAATTACTCAGAGGAGTGAAACCAGGTCAAGCCATCCCGCATCCTAAGCCCGGTGCTGAACTTCCTAATGTAGGAAAAATGGACTTTGAACATTATGATTATTTCTTAAGTCCAGATCCAAACGATGCTACTGTTGTTGCAGTGCCAAAAGGCATGGGAAGCCCATGGGACCCTAGTTCAGCAGCTTATGCCGCTCGTATGCAGTTAGCAGCCGCTGCTGGAAATGCCGTAAATGAATCACGCCAATTGTCAGAATCTCAAATTTATGTACTATTTGGTATGATGAATGGTTTAACTGTACGAATTGATGAAGGTATTTTAGATTGGGCAAAAATAAAAGGACATAATCTTACTACTAAAGTTACTGCTGATAAACTTGCACAAGCATGGAAAAAGGCAGGTAGCCCAACAGATAGTGATGCAATTGCTAAAATATTAGCTAGTGCAGGAGTACCACCAGAAACTATAACAAGTGCTTTTTCCTCGATGAGCATACCAACATCAGCATCGACAAACACACCAGCAATTGCACCAGCAAACACTACTGGACAACAATCTGGTTATCAATTTATTATAGCAACTCTTCCAAAATTAACTAAACAAGAAAAAACTAATCTTCTCGCTTTACTGCAAAAATAAATTTATAGGCATAACATGAATCTTACTGAATCTCTGCGACAACTAACAGATAAACTCTCTAAAATAAGTTTAGTAGAGGCTAAGGGCCATTTGGATCATCCTGAAGACTTAGTATTCTTGCGCGATGCACCTGGGGCAGTCGAAGCACTAAACAGTATAATTAATACTATCGAAAATCCTAGAAATGTAACTATTAAATGGGATGGATATCCTGCACTTATTTTTGGACACGATGCTAATGGTAGATTTTCTATCATGGACAAGCACATGTTTAACAAAGCAGGTGGCACAGGTAGACAAGTATACAGCCCAAGTGATTTTATCAAATACGATGCAGACCGTGGCGTTAATCGCGGGGAATTGTCACGAATTATAACTGATATATGGCCAGGCTTAGAAAAAGCATCTAAAGGCACAAAAGGTTACTATTGGGGAGACTTGTTGTTCAGCAATACACTCGTACCTAGTAATCAAGGCGTTTATAGTTTCAAAGCAAATCCTAACGGTATTACTTATACTGTAAATCCTGACAGCGATATCGGTAAATTAATGACCAATAAAACAGCAGGGGTGGCAGTCCACCAATTCTTGAATACTGATGCAGCAACTACAGACGATGCACAATCACTAAACGGGACTATTGGTAAGTTAAAAAATAACAGCAATGTAGCAATTATTCCAAGTGCGATGCCTAGCCCACCTGCGCTAAAAGCAGATGCAAGACTAGTAAGAAAGGCTCAAAATAACATTAGTAAATACGGTCCTGCTATACAAGAACTAATGACAACTGCACCACAAGCAAGAAATACATTTAATGGGCTATTCACCACATTCATCAATCAGCGTATTAGAAATGGTGACTTAAAGAACCTGTACAGTGAATTTACTAAATATTTTGAAACTCGTCCTATGACTGCTTCGATGAAGCAAAAACTAACAGATCATTTAAGAAAGAATAAAGAAGGTTTAGTTGGTGCTTTTACAGTTTGGGTAGATTTGTACAACTTAAAGCAGCACATAGTTCATCAGTTGAATAAAGCAGCAGAATCCAGCCCAGTTCAGGGCTATCTTCAAGATGGGACTGCTTCTCAAGAGGGATTTGTTGCTAACGGGTTGAAATTTGTAGACAGATTAGGTTTCAGCCGTCAAAATCTACAAGGCCGCTAATCTAAAACCAGCATTTTTTTATTCCTATGATAAATACTTTTATGGGAGCAGTAGGCACCCAACAAACATAGGAATTAATAACATGGCACAATTTACACGTACAAACGGTGACTTTTATCCAGTAATGAACTTAGACTGGCCTGCATATACTAACCCTGGCGTTAACGCTGTTGACTCAGGCTACGTAGTACAGCCACAAGGTCCAAAGTTAGACTTCTTCACAATTTCAGCAGCCTCAACTACACACTTCAGTGCAACACAGGCTAATGTTATTGTTGAAACAATTCAACAATTGGCAACAGTTTACATGTATGAATATACATCAACAACAACTGATACTCTTGCTTTTGCCGTATACCCAACAGGTGCATGGGCAATCGACAACAGTTACGGTGCAAATGCTAACGTTGTAGCAGCAGTTAATGCAGCATTGACAGCAGCAAGCGTTGCTAACACTACTACTGGTTCAAACTCAGCAACATTCACAACAATCTACACTGGTCTTTAATACTAGTCTGATTGATCAAACAAAGAACCCGAGAATTTATTCTCGGGTTTTTTTGCCTCTAAATACAGCATGAATCATCTTTTTAGTTGCTACACACTGTTTGATTGTACACAGACTCATGTGCTTAATAGATCAAAGCCTTTGGCCAGTGATATTCCTGAAGTGTGGATGTACAGAAGAAATACGCAGGCTAACTTTGATACTATACTGCAAGCAATTTCACTAAGATCACAGCCTGAAATAGTAAAGATCCCTACAAAGACTATGATTACGCTTGATGATGACAAATTTGGGTTTCTTTATAAAGGCTATGAAGAAGAAATTGTAGCATGGACTTTTGATTTCTATATACAACACCCTAGCGTGTTCAATGATGGGATAGAAGATTTGGGATACTTATATAGCGATTGTGATGGAGTACCAATGATAAAATGCAATACTGAATGGCATAGAGTGTCTAATTTCTTAGATACTACGCCCGAACTTAGAAACATTTACTTTTTACACCATGAATAAAGCCGATAAAATAAAACGGTTCTTCTCTAAGGAACTATCCAAAGATATTCAAAGTATAATGCTTTTAGAAGCATCTGACGGTACTTATTTGGCTTTTGGAAAGTATAGTATACTTCCAATTAAAGACTGCTACGAAGTACTCACGATTAAAGAACCATGGCGTACAAAACCCGTATTTTCAAACCTTAAAATAGCATTGGCCTGGTGCGTTTACGACAAATACTGTATGGTAAAAGAAGCAAATAGATTGCCCCACATCGACACTGAATTATCCGGGATTCAAATAAATTTGGCTGTTCTACAACAGAAATTAAAAAAGACTAGCAATACAGAAGATAAATTCATATATCTAGCCAAAATGCAAGAATCCAAGTATAAAAAAGCACAGATTCTAAAAGAATTGAACCATCACATTGGTATCACTTCACTTTGGCAAAAAGAGAAGCTTAACAAATTTGATCCTACATATTCTTAATACTCTGATAAATACACTAATAAGACTGGAAACACATTATGAAACTCAACGATTTGAATCCTAAAAATCATGCTGTAAAGGCTCTAAAAGAAAGTTTTAATTACGACTTTGATCCCTCACATATGGGTAGAGAAACAGCAATAAGAATGCTTAGAAAAGTGCAGGGCTTAAAAAATGAAGTAAGAGCCAGCCAAAGTTTCTATGAAAATCAAAACTCACCTTCTTATATGAAGTTAGTATTCATGGAGCAAGCATTACATCAGCACATTATTGCTAACAAGCCGCGCACTCCTAGAATCGTTGTTGAGAACGAAGAAGTAGAAAAGTCACAAGTTATTTTGGCTGCACAAGACATGGTTGATTCTATTCAGAAGATGGTAGAAGAAGTTAATGACATGCTTGTTAAAGAGTTACCTGCTCTTACCACTAGCATTGAAAATGAAATTGGCGTAAACGAAAGTGGACAATTTAATCAGCAAGCAACAGAATCACTAAGCGGTCTAAATCAAGCCTTGACTCAGGCCAAAACTGCGATGCAAAATGCATTA